CACACTACGCAACGATGGCTGAAAGCGGAGTAGATATTCAAATAGTGTAAGTAGGCTCGCTTACAATGTAAGCAATGGGTGCTATAAGAGATTTCCTATTTCCACAGGTTCAGACGGCTAAGCCTACAAAGGTTTCAGATGTTGCAGCTGCGCTGACTCCCGTTCAGATTAGCGATTCAGTTTATAATATTTTGGGCGGTGCAACTAATACCACTCGACAACTAGCGATGTCGGTGCCCTCAGTAGCTCGCGCTAGGAACATAATTTGCGGAACTATTGGCTCATTACCTCTTACAACTTTCAATCGCATAACTGGACAATATGTAGATCCGCATCGCGTTATTAATCAGCCAGACCCAAGAGTCGCAGGATTTGTAATTTATAACTGGCTTGCTGAAGATATTTGGCTTTATGGTGCTGGTTATGGTCAAGTTTTAGATATGTATGCAGCAACAGATGGCGGTCGAGTAAGGGCTTGGACTCGCGTCAGCCCAGAACGCGTTACAGTCGATACAGATTTCCTAAATACTGAAATTACTGGATATAAAGTTGATGGCAAGTCAGTTCCACTTCAAGGCGTTGGTTCATTAATTAGATTTGATGGCCCAGATGAAGGATTGCTGCATCGCGCTGGCAAAACAATTGCAGCTGCAGTTTATCTTGAGAACGCAGCAGTTAATTATGCTAAAGAGCCTGCCCCAACTATGGTGCTTAAATCAAATGGCACTAATCTAACTGCGGAAAGAATTTCAGCATTATTGAGCGCTTGGAAAACTGCTCGTCAATCTCGCTCTACTGCATTTTTAAATGCTGATGTAGATTTAAAAGAATTTGGTTTTGATCCAAAGTCAATGCAATTAGCCGAAGCGCGTCAATATGTAGCACTAGAATTAGCCCGGGCTTGCGGAATACCAGCCTACTTCTTGAGCGCCGAAACGACTTCAATGACTTATTCAAACGCAGTGTCCGAGCGGCGCTCACTAGTAGATTTCTCACTTCGCCCAATACTTAAGGCAATTGAGGAACGCTTATCATTACCAGACTTTGTTCCTAACCCAGTAATGACGCGCTTTGCACTTGATGACTTCCTACGCGGTAACGCGCTAGAAAGAGCGCAAGTCTATGAAATCTTAAACCGCATTGGCGCGATGAGCGTTGAGCAGATTCAGCGAGAAGAGGATCTAATACCAAATGAAGGTTAATATGCCAATGGCAGTAACTGCCGCCGACACAATTAAAAGAACGATTACTGGCACTATTGTTACTTGGAATGAGCAAGGCAATACCTCAGTAGGCCCAACAATATTTGCAGCAGATAGCATTGAAATTAAGCCAGTTAAGCTGCTACTTGAGCACGACCGCACTCGCCCAATTGGCAAAATGGTTTCTCACAATGTAACAAGTTCTGGAATTGAAGCCACTTTTAAGATTGCTAATACGATGGCTGGAGAAGATGCCCTAGTAGAAGCGACTGAAGGGCTACGCGATGGATTTAGCGTAGGCGCTCAAATAAATGAATGGACAAACAATAAGGGCGTTATGCAGATTACCTCAGCAACTCTTGATGAAGTTTCTCTAGTTACTGATCCTGCAATTGATTCTGCTCGCGTAAGCGAAGTAGCAGCATCAGAAAATGAAGAAAAAAAAGATTCTGATTTGGCAACCGCTGATTCAGACAAACCAACCGAAGGAGACCAAGTGTCCGACACTACCGCTCCTGCTCCTGCCGTTGAAGAAGCGGTAGAAGCAGCCAAAGTAGAAGCTGCAGCTCCAAAGCCAGCCTTCTACGCAAAGCCTCGCCTTGAATTATCAAAGGCGAAATATCTTGAGAACAGCATCCGCGCCAAAGTATTTAATGATGATGCTGCCCGTCAGTATGTTCTTGCCGCTGACGACACTACTTCAAATAACGCTGGCTTGATTCCAACTCGCCAATTAACTGAAGTAATCAACCCACTTTCACAATCAGTTCGCCCAGCAGTTGAGGCAATTTCTCGCGGCGTTCTACCAGATGCAGGAATGACTTTTGAAATTCCTAAAATCACAGCAGTTCCAACTGTTGCTGATGTAAATGAAGGCGATGCAATTACAGAAACAGGGATGACCTCGGAATTTTTGAGCGTTTCCGTCAATAAGTTTGCAGGCGGTCAGGAATTTTCTGTGGAGCTCCTAGATAGATCCTCGCCTGTCTTTTTTGACATTTTGGTTTCTGAAATGGAAAAAGCTTATTTAAAGGCAACTAATTCCGCAGTTTTAACACAACTTGCAGCAAGCGGAACTGATGGCGGAAATCGCACAATGTCTAATGTTAATTTCCAAGATTTTATCTCGGATGCTGCCGTTAGCATTTATTCAAATACTTTTGGATTTGCGCAAAACATTCTTGCTTCGCCAGCCCAATGGGGTGCAATTATGAATTTAGTAGATGGCAATAACTTGCCTCTTTATACCAACCTAATCAATCCACAGAATCGCGGTGGCGGAGTTTCTCCAACTTCAATTCGCGGAAATACACTAGGTCTTGATTTCTATGTTGATGCAGGACTTGATGGAACTGGCGACAACACTCTAATTGTTGTTAATCCAGAGTCATATACTTTCTTTGAGTCAAGCCGCTTCCGCCTTCAGGTCGATACAGTTGCAACTGGCCAAGTCAAGGTGGCCTATTACGGCTATGCAGCCATCGCCCCGAAAGTTGGCGCTGGCGCTTATCTATGGAAGGTTGCATAGTAAATTCAAAATAGTGAGGGCCAGTCCGCTCCCGAGCTGGCTTCTCACCTAACTGCTTGAAAGGATGACGAAATGCCTACAATAGTTACGGCTGCAGAGCTTAGGACGATTCTTGGCGTTTCGTCATCCCTATATTCAGACGCTTATCTTGGCGACATAGTAGATGCTTCAGAGAATCTAGTTTTGCCAATGCTAGTTACTTTCCAAAGCAAAATTAATAAAGTCAGACTTGAAGATAATATTGCTTACTTTATTACCGCAACAATTCACGAATTTACTGAAGGCCAATCAGTAGTAATTACAGGATGCGGCGCACCTTTTAATGGCACTCACACAGTTTTAGCAGATGGATTATCAGAATATGAATTTGCCGTCGCAATCACCAATGCAGACATATTGGAAAAAAATATCATCCCAGCAGGAAACGCTGCGCTATCTGGATTATCGACCTATGTCGGAAACCCCAATGCTGAAGCTGCTATTTTGGCTATCTCCGTTGAAATCTTCCAATCCAGAACCGCCGCTGGCGGATCAATCGAAGGCGTAGATTTTGCAGTTACTCCTTACCGCCTATCTAAGAATTTACTTGCCAAAGTAACTGGCTTGCTTGGTCCTTATCTCGATGTTGAAACTATGGTGGGCTAATGCCTGCATCAACAATTGCAACAGATGTTAGAGGCGCGATTAAAACTGCTCTAGCAGGATGCACCGCTAATATCTATGACTCAGTTCCAGAAGCGCCAATAGTTCCAGCAATTGTAATTATCCCAGACTCGCCCTATATGGAGTTTGAAGTCTTAGGCAAATCAACTACTCGCGTTAAATTAAATTACACCATAACTGCCTGCGTTGCGTATTTCAGCAACGCCGCTGCTCTTGATAATCTAGAGCAATTAATCATCAGTATTCTTGGGGCGCTAAACGCTTCCAAGTATGAGTTATCAATAGTCGAAAGACCTTCGGTAACAGAAGTAGGAACTACAACCCTGCTAGTTTCAGATATACGCTTGAGCGTCCGCTACGAGCAAACCGCATAGGAGACCCAAATGCCAACAACAGTAATAACTGGGCGCGATGTAACTTTTACACTCGATAGCGCTAGCTACGACGCCCAAGCAACAAGCGCGGTATTAAGCTGCGAAACAATCATCGAGACCTATCAAACTCTTGATGGTCGCGCTTATAAGTCCGTTGATAAGCAATGGACTTTCACAATCGAATTGCTACAGGATTGGGGAGCTGCTAGCTCGCTATTCGAGGCAATGTGGGCAGATGCTGAGTCAGCACCTAACACAACACTTGCAGTTTCATTTACTGCCGTAACTGGCGCAGTATTTGCTTTCAATGTATTGCCAATCTTTCCAACTGCTGGTGGAGCTGCCCCCGGAGCACTTACCGACACTTGGACGATGACGGTCGTTGGAACACCTACAGAGACCTTTAGCTAAGAGATCGGAGCATCGGGAGCTATGAAATCACAAATTACAATTACATATAACTCAGGCGAGCAAGCAACTTACATTGCCCAACCGCCTGAGTATGCTAAATGGGAGAAGGCAACTGGCAAGACGATTGGCGAATTAGGCGGTGTCTGGGACATTATGTTTCTGGCTTATAACGCAATGAAACGCGAATCGGCTGGTAAGCCAGTTAAATCTTTCGATGTATGGATGGAAACTGTTGCTGATATTGATGTGAGTAACCAAGACCCAAAAGCCATACCGCTGGAAGCATAAATTACCTTCTAACGCTTCTGGCAATCGAGACGCGAATTCCCAAACAATATTGGGATGATGCGGAAGATGTCCTTACTGCTTTGGAGATATTGAAGGAGAGAAACGGTGGCAAGTGATCCGATTACTTATGATCGCGCTGAGCTATCAGGTATTCTCAAAGCCTTTAAAGCAATGGATGACCAAGCAGTTCAAGAAGCAAGAACTGAAAGTAGCGCTCTTGCAACCTACGCCGCCAATCAAATCAAAGTTACCGCGATGGGACGAACGGTCGCGAGTGCTGGTGTTCGGAGAGTTGCCGAAGGCGTCAGAATTAGCAAATCATCCAAAATCGGTGAATTCTCATATGGCTTTGCATCTCAAAGGTTTTCTGGTGGCGCAACAACGCAGAAGCTCTGGGCAGGTCTTGAATTTGGAAGTAACCGCTATCGCCAGTTCCCCAGAAGAACTCCCAATCGCGGACGCGGCAATTCTGGCTACTTCATCTACCCGACACTTCGCAAAATTCAGCCTGAATTAGTGCGAAAGTGGGAAGAAGCTTTTGCTACAATCTTAAAGAAATGGGGATAACAAATGGCTGGTAATAGAACGCTTAAGTTATCTATCCTTGCTGATGTTGATGATCTTAAGAAAAAACTTGGCCAAGGTGAGCAGGAAGTAAAGAGTTTTGGCGACAAGTTAGGTGAATTTGGTAAGAAGGCAGCAGCGGCCTTTGCAGTCGCAGCAGCAGCTGCAGCAGCCTACGCTGGCAAGTTATTAGTTGATGGCGTCAAGGCTGCGATTGAAGATGAAAAGGCTCAAGCCAAGTTAGCTACTACGCTTGAAAATACAACTGGGGCAACTAGAGAACAAATTAAAGCAGTTGAAGATCAGATTTTAAAAATGTCTTTGGCAACTGGCGTTGCCGATGATAAGTTAAGACCTTCTTTTGAAAAATTGGTTAGAGCTACAAATGATGTCGAAAAAGCCCAGAAATTACAGACATTAGCTCTAGATATAGCTGCAGGTTCAGGCAAAGACCTAGACGCAGTAAGCCAATCATTAGCTAGGGCCTACGATGGCAATACCTCAGCTCTAAGTCGTTTAGGTATCGGATTATCATCCGCCGAACTTAAATCGATGAGCTTTGATGATGTAACGGCCCAATTAGCCGAAACCTTTGGCGGACAGGCTTCAATTCAAGCAGATACTTTTAGCGGAAAAGTCGCAAGATTACAAGTGGCTTTTGATGAAGCTAAAGAATCAGTAGGAGCTAGATTACTTCCAATTTTGACCAATTTGCTAGATAAATTTAATAACAATCTTGCTCCAGCAATTGAGTCAATAAGAAAGAAATTTGAACCGCTAACAAAAGCCCTTGATGAAAATAAAGAAGAATTTACTGCTATTTGGAATTTCTTGAATAAATATATCGTCCCAATTCTGACGGGTGCTCTTAAAACTGCCGTAACAGGAATAGTAACTACTTTTACTACTTTGGTTAATATCGTAGGCAAAGCAGTCAATTTCTTTAAAGATTTATATGACGGTTACAAAAAATTTGTTGATTTTATTAAAAATAATCCTTTAAGCAAGGGTCTAGGCAATTTAAAAGATTTTATTACAGGTGCAGGTTTTGGCAATGCCAGTTTTCTAACAACTGGAGATGATTCTACCGATAATACTGGAGCAGCCAATTTTACTAATCCATTTGCTCCTACTATTCCATTTGTTCCCAGCCAACAATATTTAGATGCAATTGCCAGAAGAAGGCAACTAGAAGAAGAAACGGCTGCTATTCGCCAGCGGATTCAAGACCGTAAAGATGGTATTACAACTACTAGCACTGCTAATCAAGAAATTACTATAAATGTTAATGCTCCATCGGCAATTGATTCTGAAGGTTTTACTAGATCAGTTATAGAAGCTTTAAATGAAAGTCAGCGCAGGACTGGCTCGCTAGATACCTTAACAATATGACCGCTTGGAGTCCCGTCTATCGAGTTAAGGTCAATGGCTCTACGGTTACTAGCGCAACCCTTAGCGGACTTTCCATTAGCTTAGGTCGTAATGATATTTACTCGCAGCCTCTTGCTGGCTATTGCAGTCTTACTTTAATTGAAACTGCAGAGGCATCAGTTCCGTTTGAGATTAATGACGCAGTTACTATCGAGGTTAAAGATTCAACTGCCACTTATGTAAATCTGTTTGGCGGTTTTATAACTGATTTAGGTATAACAGTTCAGACTTCTGGCTCAACTGCAATTAGCCAGAGAATTCAAATAACCGCCGTTGGAGCTTTAGCCCGACTTAATCGCGCCGTTTATACAGGCAATTTTGCCCATCAATTTGATGGAGACCGCATTGAAGAACTTCTTAGCACAGTATTATTTGACCAATGGAATGGAGTTCCAGCTGGTGAGACTTGGAATGGCTATGACCCAACTACTCAATGGCAGGACGCGGAAAATAGCGGATTAGGTGAGATTGATACTCCGGGGGATTACGAGCTTCATTCAGAAAACAATTTAAACGATACAGTTTATAACCTTGCTTCTCGCTTTGCCACTAGCGGACTTGGATATTTATACGAGGATAATCAGGGCCGAATTGGTTATGCAGATTCAACGCATAGATCGCAATATCTAGCAACTAACGGTTATGTCGATTTAGATGGCAACCATTCAATTGGGCCTGGACTTTCAATTCTTAAAAGAGCTGGAGATGTTAGAAATTCTATAACTGTTGGATATGGCACTTCAGGGGCAGAAGTAACAGATGAAGATTTAGCGTCAATATCTGAATATGGGCTTTTAGCTTCTACCATATCGACCACACTTCGAAACCAAGCTGATGCTACGGCGCAAGCAGCCTTCTATCTACTCATCCGCGCTTACCCTCAATTCGCTCTAAGACAAATTACCTTTCCCATAGCAAGCGGTGAAATCGACAATTCAGACCGAGATAACCTTCTTGGCGTATTTATGGGCCAGCCTCTTAACATCATCAATTTGCCAGCCAATATGGTCGGTGGGGAATTTCAAGGTTTTGTCGAAGGTTGGAGTTGGACGGCAAGCCTCAATCAGCTAAACTTAACCCTAAATGTTTCGCCTATCGCTTTTAGCCTTCAGGCGTTTAGATGGAATTCAGTCCCAGCGACTGAGTATTGGAATACAATAAGCCCGACTTTGGACTGGCTCAACGCTACAATAGTTGCATAAGGAGAAAATATGCCAACAACAACAAACTTTGGCTGGACAACTCCAGCTGATACTGATCTAGTCAAAGATGGCGCAGCTGCCATTAGAACCCTTGGCAATGGGATCGATACTTCATTTATTGATTTAAAGGGTGGGACAACTGGACAAGTATTAAGCAAGGCTTCAAATACAGATTTAGATTTTAGCTGGGTTGCTCAAGATGATTCCAATGCAATTCAAAACGCAATTGTTGATGCTAAAGGTGATTTGATTAGTGCCACCGCCGCTGATACTCCTGCTAGATTGGCAGTTGGCACAAATGGCCAAGTTTTAACTGCTGACTCAACAACTTCCACAGGCTTAAAGTGGGCTACGCCCGCTAGTGGTGGAAAAGTGTTGCAGGTTGTTCAGGCAACTTATGCAGTTGAAACAACATCAACAACGGCAACTTTTATAGACACAGGGTTGAGCGGAACTATAACGCCAACCTTAGCCACATCAAAAATCTTGGTTATGGTTAATCATTTCACTATTGGTTGTTATGGGTCGGGCAGCCCTATCGGTAATTTGCAATTATTTAGAGGCGCGACTCAAATATTAGATGGTAGCGTTCCACAGAGATTTGGAAGAGCAAGTGGAAACGGTGTTGATGCACAATGCTTCAACTATGTTTATTTAGACGATCCAGCAACAACAAGTGCGACAACCTACAAAACGAAATTTTGTAATGAAGCAGCAGCAGGCACGGCAGTTGTTCAAAGATACGGCACAGCAGCGACAATTATTTTAATGGAAATAGGTGCATAAATGAGTCATAAAAAAATAGTAGAGGGTCTTTTACAATTAGGCTTCAATTCTGGTTGGGTTGCAAGCGGTGAAAAAATAATTTTATGGGAAAATCCTGAGCCTCAGCCTACAATGCAAGAAATACTAGAAGCGGCTAAAGATTATGTTGAGCCAGAAGCAACAGTAGAAGACAAGTTAGCCAGCGTAGGTTTAAGCGTTGATGATCTTAAATCTGCCCTCGGCTTGTAGCACAATCTATAAAGATAATGCCTAAATTATGCGCAGCAGGAATTCAGCTTCGGGAGCAAATAGATGACGATTATCCTGATCGCGATAGGAAATCTGATGGCTGGATTGCTGACGCTAGGCATCTTGCAAAAGGCACTTCTGACCATATACCAGACCCTAAGTCAGGAATCGTTAGAGCTTTAGATATTGATGCTGATCTATCAGCTCACAAAGAAGAGGCTTACGCGCTAGTTGAGAAGATTCGCAAATTAGCCAAGAAAGGCGATAAGCGAATTGCTTACATTATTTTTGATGGAAAGATTATGAGTCCGATACTGGGATGGAAACGCAGAACTTATAAAGGCGCTAACCCTCACCGATCGCATTTTCATATTTCATTTACAACTTTGGGAGACAAAGATGGCAGTTATTTCAACCTCGAAGGAGAAGCTAATGAGCGATTTAAAGAAGATGGCAGAGAGCTGGGCCAAGACATTCCTAGCAACGGCACTAGCGACTTATCTAGCAGTGGGCCTAGATGTCGATGCAATTGCCAATGCAGCTCTGGTATCAGTCTTGCCTAGCATCATCAACTGGCTCAACCCCAACTATGAGCGTTACGGTAAAGTCCGTTAATGCCAGCGGCTGAATTGGCCACCTTAGTAGCTTCAGTCTTAGGCTCAATAGCCTTGCTGATTGCTGGCCTTCGCTACATAATTAAATTGGAAAATATCCCCATAGTGTCGCGCCTTGATAAGATGGAGTCTCAGCTAGAATTAGCCCTAGCGAAGGGAGTCCGAAATGGCAACGCGAAAGCGCGTAAGTAAGAAGCCAGTCAAGCGTCCGAAAAGACGC